GTCAGACGCGCGAAAGTCTCCAGCTTTGAGTTTCCGAACCGGCGTGATGTCGTGAGCACGCGCCGGCGCCCTACACCTGCACCGCCCACAGCCGACATGACTGCCGAGGCCATGGGCCGCTATGAGGCAGCGTGCGCCCGCCGCGAGGCGTGCGAGAACGAGTGGATCGCGCTGGGCGAGCCGCTGCTGACGGCCGGCAGCAAGGGCCAGCTGATCGAGCACCCGCTGGTCAAGATGCTGCGCGACCACGACGTGCTCATCGACCGCCTGGCGGCCAGGGTCAAGCCGGCGCACGCGGGCCCGGCGCCGAGCGCGGTCATCCGGGTCAGCCCGGCGGCCCAGCTCCGCGCTGTCAAGTAGGTGGCCCGCCGCACGCTGAGCGAGGTGGGCGACTTCGCGCAGTTCTGCAGCGACCACCTGGTGCAGTCGGAGGACCAGTGGGAGGGGCAGCCGTTGCTGCTCGAGCCGTGGCAGGTGCGCATGATGCGGGCGGCGATGGAGTATGATGCGGCGGGCGAGCCGCTGTGGCGGTCGGTGGTGCTGTGCGTGCCGCGCAAGAACGGTAAGACGCAGCTGCTGGCGGCGGTGGCCCTGTACCGGCTGCTCACCACGGAGGGGCGGCCCGAGATCCTGCTGGCGGCCAGCTCCGACAGCCAGGCGGGCCGGCTGTTTGACGCGGCGTCGCGGTTCGTGCGGCGCAGCCCGCTGCTGGCGTCCCTGGTGCGGGTGCGCGACCATGCCGGCGAGCTGGCCCGCGAGGACGGCATGGGCATCATCTACCGGCTCTCGAGCGACCCCAAGCGGTTGCACGGGTACAACCCCACCCTGGTGGTGGCCGACGAGCTGGCGCAGTGGACTACGCCGACGCTGCGCCGGGCGTTCGCGGCGCTCACGTCGGGTGGTGGTGCCCGCACCGCACCGCAGGTGTTCACGATCACCACGGCGGGCGAGGCGCACACCAGGCCCACCAGCATCCTGGGCCGCATGCTCGACCAGGCCGAGGTGGCCACCGACCAGGCCAGGCGCCCGGGGCTGCTGGTGGCGCGTATGCCGGAGGCGCACATGCTGGTCTGGGCCTACTCGGCGCCCACCGAGGACCCGCATGATGTGCGGGCCATGAAGCTGGCCAACCCTGCCACGTGGATCACCAAGGAGTACCTGGCCAAACAGGCGGCCAACCCCGAGCTGTCCACGGCTGATGTGCTGCAGCTGCACGGGTGCGTGTGGGCCGAGGCTGAGAACACTTGGCTGCCGGCCGGCGCGTTCGCGGCCACGGCCGCCCCCAGGCAGGTGGCGCCTGGCACCGAGGTGGTGCTGGGCTTTGACGGCAGCTACCGGCATGACAGCACGGCCCTGGTGGGGTGCACGCTGGACGGGTACCTGTGGCCGGTGGCGGTGTGGGAGAAGCCGGAGCGGGCGGCGCCGGAGTGGAAGGTGCCGCGCACCGAGGTGCATGCGGCGGTGGCCCAGGCCATGGAGCAGTGGGACGTTCTCGAGCTGGCCTGCGACCCGCCTGGGTGGCACAGCGAGATTGACGAGTGGGGTGACAGCTACGGCGGCACGGTGGTGGCGTTCGACACCAACCAGCGCACGCGCATGGCGCCGGCGTGCGACCGCTTCCGTGCCGGCGTCCTCGAGGGCGGCCTGACGTTCGACGGCAGCGCGGTGCTGGTGCGGCACATGGCGCACTGCGTTGCCAAGGAGACGCCCACGGGCACGGTCATTACCAAGGCCGGCGAGACGCACAAGATCGACGCGGCGGTGGCCGCGGTTATCGCGTACGACCGGGCGTGCTGGCACGCGGGCACAGGGCACGCCTGGGTGGGCTGGGGCGCCGACACAGCGCCGGCGGAGGGGGACACCGAGGGTGCCCTGGTCTAGCCGGCACACGCCCCGCCCTGCCAGGGGCACGCTCGAGAGCTGCCTGATCAGCGGCCACCATGACGGCCAGGAGCTGCACGAGGTGTGGTGCCACAAGGCCGACACGCAGGAGTGGCTGGCCGGCGGCATCGCCACCGTCAACGGCCGGCCGTGCACCGTGCACCAGGTGGACACACTGCCCTACGCCGACCAGCTGCGCATACTCGTGGCGGCACTAACCTAGGAGGGACCATGGCACTGATTCACCACGCCCCGCTGTTCGTGCACCGCACGGCCAGCGTGGGCGGCCCGCCCGAGCACCGCAAGGTGGTGCGGCGGTACCACGAGGGGCACTGGGACACCTACGGTGCGCCGTTCTTTGCACCCGTGCTGGCGGAGGGCGTCATCGTGAACGCGTTCGTGACCATCGACTCGGGCATGATCCGGCCCACCACGGTGGGCGCCCGCACGTTCATCATGGCGCACGCGCACCTGGGCCACGACGTGGTGGTGGGTGAGGACTGCGAGATCGGCGTGGGCGTGTGCATTAGCGGCGAGGTCACCATTGGCGACCGGGTGCAGCTGGGCGGCCTGGTGTGGATCAAGCCCCAGGTGACCATTGGCGACGGCGCCCGCCTGGGCGGCGGCGCTGTGGTGATCCGGGACGTGCCCGCCGGCGAGGTGTGGGCTGGCAACCCAGCCAAGGCGCTGCGCAGCGGCAGAGAGGCTGCCAGGAGGGGACAGGCCGATGCCTGACGTGGACTGGGACGGGTGGCGCCGCGACTACGACACCATGAGCTTCGCCGAGCACCAGGCGTTCAGCCGGCTGGTCTACGACGCATACCCGGTGCAGAAGCACTACTGCGACCAGGCGCTGCGGCACTGCCTGCAGCTGTGCCACGCCACCACGGTGTGGGAGGTGGGCGGCTACGACGGCGCCGCCGCCCAGGCCATGCTGGCCGGCAACAAAGACCTACGCGCCTGGGGCAACATGGAGCTGTGCCCGGTGGTGCCGGTGGTGTGCCACGACGGCCGCTACCACCACGTGACGCTGGACTGCTGGCCCTGGGAGCATGAGCTGGCCTCGGACCTGCTGGTGCTGTCGCACGTGATCGAGCACATGCGGCTGCGGCAGGCCCGCACGCTGCTGGCCGGCTTCAGCGGCGGCTGGCTTTACATCGACACGCCCCTGCCCTGGGTGGGCGCCCCCAGCTGGGAGCACAGCACCACCACCCACATCCTCGAGGTGGGCTGGGACGGGCTGCTCGAGATGCTGGACGAGGAGGGGTGGGTGCTGCAGGCCACCTGGGGCGACGCCGACGGGTGGCGCGACGGCATCGGCATGCAGGCCATGCTCAGCAAGGGCCGCGTCTCCTACTTCGACCGCACCCACCACCTGTGAACCGCGACCTGCTGGTGGTGCTCAACCCGCGGGCCATACCCGCGGCCATGGGCGCCTTCGAAGAGCTGGACGTGGACAAGCTGTGGATCCGCCGCATGAACGAGTTTGACGTGGCGGAGCACTGGCCGCAGGTGCTCGAGATGGCCAGCGGGTACGAGCGCCTGTTCATGTGCTCCGATGACGGTGTGGTGCGGGCGCCGGCGCTGGCCGCCGTCAACCAGCTGCTCGACGAAGGCCACCCGGTGGCCACCGGGTACAGCAACCTGTCCGCCGTGGACTACCGGGTCAACCTGGCCAAGTCGCCGCTGGCGTCCATGCCGGGCCCCAACGCCTACGACCTCTACACGCTCAAGGAGGTGCAGGAGTGGCCCACCGCGGCGGTGCCCACCTACTTCAGCGGGTTCTCGCTGCTGGGCATGGCCACCCACCTGTGGGAGCGGTTCCCGTTCAAGACACATGGCGGGTACCCGCCCGGGTGCTGCAGCGACTTCGTGGTGTGCCAGGACCTGCACCGCGCCGGCATGACGCCGTTCCCTGCGGCCCGCGAGGGCCTGGTGTGGCACATGAAGGAGGAGTGGAACCGGGCCGACAAGGCGCCGGCCATGCGCCTACGGGTGGGCGAGGGCGGCCCCGAGCTGCACCTGGAACGCGCAGCGTGATCATCGGGAAGCTCATCTGGTACGACGAGTCGCCCAGCTGGCTGGCCGCCTGCGTGGCCGGCTTCGGCAGGGTGTGCGACACCATCGTGGCCGTGGACGGCGCCTACCAGCTGTACCCCAGGGCCCGCAGCCACAGCATGCCCGAGCAGCGCGAGGCCATCATGGCCGCCGCCGAGGCCGCCGGCTGCGGGTGCGTGGTGTACCAGCCCCGCGACGTGTGGGCCGGCAATGAGGTGGCCAAGCGCAACGCCGCCCTGGACCTGTGCCGGCACCTGGGCACCCCGGGGGAGGATTGGGTGCTGGTATTCGACAGCGACTTCCAGGTCATGCAGGTGTACGCGGACACGGTGCGGGCAGCCCTGGCCGAGACGCAGCACCACGTGGCCACGTACACGCTGCTGGACGGCCAGGACATGCTGGCCGATGAGGCCACCGCCAAGCTGGCCCGCCACACGGACGTGAGCACGCAGTGGACGGTGCGCACCCGCAGCATCTACCGGCTGCTGCCCGGGCTGCAATACCACGTCAAACACTGGAACGTAATCGCTGACAACCCGGACGGGCCCGGCAGCATCACGCTATTCGGGCCCGAGCAGGTGGAGGAGGAAGCCAGGCTCGAGGGCGCCCTGGTGGCGTACCACCGGCGCAAAGACCGGGCCAAGGTGCGGCTGGACGATGCGGCCGCGTATTTCGCTGCCAGAGACCTGGCCGGCGCGGAAGGAGGTGATCTCGTTGCTACGAAAGCGTCTGGTCAGATTGCACCTAGCTGACAACCAGCCCAGCCTCGAAGGTTTGCTAACCGGATGGCCCAGCAGGCATGCTGGCCACTACGTGCTTCAGCTGCCGCAGCTAGTCGAGGGAGTGGACCGGACTGTTACTCTCGACGGCGTGGCCGTCAGGGTGCCCCGTGAGCGCGTGGTGTTCGTGCAGGTGCTGCGTTGATTATCAAGACCCGCTACGCGGGCGAGCGCGAGGTACGCGACGCCTTTAGCGGGATCAACACCAGCCCGCAACGGTGGGCCGCCGGCGGCCTAACCAGCACCGGGCAGTACGTGACCAACGATGTGGCGGTGGGGCTGCCCGCCCTGGGCGCCGCCGTGCGGTTCGTGGCCGGCATGGTGGCCAGCTTGCGCATGAGCTGCTGGCAGGGCTACCGCGGTGACAAGCGGGAGCAGGAGGACGCCTGGCAGGCGCAGCTGCTGGCCCAGCCCTGGGACGGCAGCACGTTCGACTGGCTGTGGGATGTGGTGGCCAGCCTCGAGACCACGGAGAACGCCGTGCTGCGCAAGGTGCGCAGCAAGGGCCGCGTGGTGGCGCTGCTGCCCGTGCCGCTGGACAAGGTGCGCATCTACCGCGAGCGGGCCACCGGCACCAAGATAATCGAGGTGGCCGGCGTTAAGGGCACCACCGCCGAGTACCTGCACGTGCGCGGCCAGACCCTAGGAAACGGCCTGGTGGGCGTGAGCCGCATCTGGCAGCACCGCGACCCGGTGGGGGCGCAGCTGGCCGCCATGCGATTCGAGGGCAAGTTCTTCCAGAACGACGCCCGCCCCGGCGTGGCGTTCGTGTTCCCGGACAACGTGCGCCGCGACCAGGCCAGCGAATGGAAGACGGACATTGAGCAGGAGTACGGCGGCGTGGACAACGCCTGGAAGCCGTTCGTGGCCGGCGGTGGCGTAACCATCACGCCCATTCCGGTCAACCTGCAGGACGCGCAGTTCATCGAGGGCCGCCGGCTGGGCGTCGATGACATTGGCCGCATCATGGACGTCGACCCCATTGTGCTGGGCAGCATGCTGGGCACCAGGGGCGAGCGCGAGGAAGGGCTGCAGCGGTTCCTGGCCGTGCAGCTGCCGCCACGCCTGGCCCGCATTGCCGGCGCCCTAAAGGCCGACCCCGACCTGTTTGGCAGCACACCGCTGTACCCCGGGTTCGACCTCAACGACCTGACGTTCGTGGACCCGGTGCGCCGTGCCGCCATCATTCACGAGAAGATCCAGGACGGCACGCTGCTGCCCGACGAGGCACGCGCCGAGGAAGGCCGCGGCCCGCTGCCGCCCATCCCCGACGACCCCAGCAAGACGCCGGGCATGGTGCCGCAGATGACCCCTGTGGGCGGCGCCCCCAACCCCCAGGCCGCCGCCGCGCCGGCGCCGCCCCCCGAGCCGCCGGAACCGGCCGGCGCCGTATGACCCGCTACACTCGCGAGAGGAGCCGCCCGTGACCATTACCACCACACCGCCGCCCGTGCGCCGCACCTTTACGGTGCCCATGGACGTCGCCGAGTGGCGCGACAGCGGCGACCCGGAGCGCCGCGGCGAGACCACGCTACGCGGCCACGCGGCAGTGTTCAACAGGCCCAGCGAGGACCTGGGCGGGTTCAGGGAGATGCTGGCGCCAGGCGCCTTTCGCGCCGTGCTGCGCACCCAGCCCGACGTGCGCCTGCTGCTCAACCACGACCCGAACTACGTGCTGGCCCGCACCGCCAGCGGCACCCTGGAATTGCGCGAGGACACCACCGGCCTGCACGTGTTCGCCCGCGTGGACACCGGCATTAGCTGGGTGGCAGACCTGCGCACCAGCATGCGCCGCGGCGACATTGACCAGATGAGTTTTGCATTCACGGTCGCCGAAGGCGGCGACACGTGGGCGGTAACGGAGGACGGCCAGGTGATGCGCACCGTGAACCAGGACGGTGTGGACGGCCTGTACGACGCCACCGTGGCCACCTATCCGGCTTACCCGCAGACCGATGCGGGCATGAGGTCGCTGCTCGAGCACGCCGTAGAGCAGGGCCAGCTACCCCGTTCGCTGCTAGGCAACACAGCAGGGACGGCACCCGACGTCAGCCACGCCGGCGGCGGCGGGCCTGCCTCGCACCTGGGGGCGGGCGATGGGCGTAGGCGCCTGGCGGCACTGCGGGCACGCAGCCGCGCTGCCACCACCACCTACAAGCCAGCAAGAGAGGAAGCATGAACCCCATCGCACAGGCACGTACCGCGTACAACGACGCGGTCACGCGCATGACAGCGGCGGCGGACGCGATCGAGGCCCTCCCCGAGGACGCCACGGCGGAGCAGCTCGAGGCACGCGACACCGAGTTCACCGAGGCCCAGGCCCAGGTGGAGAGGTGCCGCGCCAACCTCGACCGGCTCACCGCAGTAGCGGAGGCACGTGCAGCACACCCGCACGAGGCCGAGCCCGAGACCCCGGAGGAGCCGGCAGAGCCGGCCGACCCGGCCGCGTCAGCACGCGCAGCTGGCACCAGCACCGTGGAGGCCGTGTACCGGCCCGACCGCGGCGAGTCGTTCTTCTCGGACCTGTACCGCACCTGGCGGAACCAGGACCCGAATGCGGCCGAGCGGCTGCACCGCAACACCGTCCACGCCCTGGACACTCTCCAGCAGCGTGACGTCACCAGCGCAGACCCCGGGGCGGCCGGCTTCATTCCGCCCATCTACCTGGCCGACGAGTGGGCAGAGCTGCCCCGCGCCGGCCGGCCGTTCGCCAACCGCGTGCCCTCGTTCCCGTTCCCGCCCTCCGGGCTCACCATCACGGTGCCCAAGGTGCAGACCGGCGTGACCGAGGCCGTGATGACGGCAGAGAACACCACGGTGTCCGAGACGGACATCGACACGCAGACGGTCACCGCCAGCATGGTGACCATCGCCGGCCAGAACGACATCAGCCGGCAGGCCCTGGAGCGCTCGTACCCCGGCATGGACATGGTGATCTACCGTGACCTGGCCGGCGCCTACGACGTGGCCCTCGACACCCAGCTGATCTCCGGCACGGGTGCCAACGGCCAGCACCTGGGCATCCGCGCCGTATCGTCGCCGAACACCGTGGCGTACACGGACGGCACACCCACCGCCGCAGAGCTGCTCCCCAAGCTCTACGACGCGATTCAGAAGGTGGCGAGCAACCGCTACCGCCAGGCGAACCTCATCGTCATGCACCCGCGGCGTGCGGCCTGGCTTGCCAGCAACCTGTCCAGCACCTTCCCGCTGTTCCAGCAGGGCGGGCTGTACCAGGGGCTGGGTACTCAGGACCAGGGATTCGCCGGCATGATTGGCGGCGTGCCCGTCCTGATGGATCCGAACATCGGCGTCACCTACGGCGCCGGCACCAACGAGGACGAGATCTACGTGCTGTTCGTGGACGACGTCCTGTTCGCAGAGGGCCCGATCCGGCAGACAATGTTCGAGGAGATCGGCAGCGGCAACCTGCTCGTCAGGCTGCAGCTGTTCGCCTACTCGTTCTTCGTGCCGCACCGCCAGGTGAAGTCCATCACGATCATCAGCGGCACGGGCCTGGTAACCCCGGCGTTCTAAGAGAGGAGGCGGTAGCACATGGCCAAGTTCGTGCTCACCGACGCCTTTCTCAGCGTCAACAGCGTGACCCTCTCGGATCACGTGCAGAAGCTCACGGTGGAGACCACGAGAGACGACGTGGACGTCACCGCCATGGGCGCCAGCTACAAACAGTACCTCGGTGGCCTGGGCGACGCCAACGTGAAGGTCGATTTCTACAACGACTTCGCGGCAGCGTCCGTGCACGCCACGCTCTACCCGCTCGCCACCACCAACACACCGTTCCCGGTGCTGTGCCGGCCGACGAGCGCGGTCGTTTCAACCACCAACCCCGCCTTCTGGCTCAGCTGCCTGATGTTCGGGTACACGCCGTTGGACGGCAAGGTGGGCGACGCCAGCACGTTTAGCGTCGAGTTCCGCAACAACAGCGCCCTGGGGCTCATCGTCTCTACCTCCTAGGCGCAGCTGGCAATACCCTGGGGGGCCACCACGGCCCCCCAGGGCCACCGAAAGGAGCAGGGCAGCAGTGAGCACAGACCAATACAGGGCAGCCAAGGTGCAGGCCCTGCTCGAGGAGCGGGCCGGCTACGTGGCCCGCGACCTACCCGACCGGGTGGCGGCAGTGGACGAGCAGCTGCGGCTGCTGGGCACGACCGGCGCACCGCCGGCCAAGAGGGCCACCACCAGGAGCAAGAAGGCCAAGTGAACCTCGCAGGCAAGGGCAAATTGCGGGAGGCATCGATCAGCGCCGTTGTCATCCGCGCCGACGGAACGGTCGAGGACTTGGGCGAGGTAGCGTACTTCCACAAGAACCCGTTCCGCCGGTGGCTATGGCGGCTGAAGAAAGGACTGAGCGATGGCGGTTAAGGTAGTAGACGGTGGCCTGGACATTGTCACCAACCGAATTAAGGGCGCCGGCACAGAGCCCGTGAACATTGGGTGGGGCACTGGCGCCGGCACCGCAGCCGTGGCAGACACCACGCTGTTCACGGAGAAGCTGGTTGACCTAACGACGTCGGCGGGCACCGACCACACCGTGGGCACCAGCACGCGGCAAACCACCACCACCACCAACGACACGTACCAGGTGACGGGCACGCGCACCGCCACCGGCGCCGGCAGCGTCACCAACGCCGGCCTGTTCGACGCCGCCTCGGGTGGCAACCTGTTCCTGAAAGGCGACTTCACCGCCATTGGCCTGGCGTCCGGCGACTCCATTGCCTTCACCATTAAGGCAGTGTTCGATAACTAATGGCCACCATGACCAAGACCCGGCTCGAGGAGCTGGTGGACATTGAGCGCACCTACGGGCAGCAGGTGTTTGGCGCCTGGGAGCGGCATTGGCTGCTGGCCACCAGGGCGCCGGAGCGGGTACGCCACCACCTGCGCATGGCCAAGGAGAACCCGGGGCTGGTAATGGCCCGCCAGGGGTTCGCGTCAATGGACATCAACGACGTGAACACCGCGGCATTCAACGCCCGCAATACGCTGGGCACCGAGCTGAACATCCTGGGCGACACCATTAACGGCACCACACCCCAGGCCATGCTCAACCAGTTCTGTGCCATTCCGGCCAACGATGCACGCGCCGGCAAGGTGTACGAGGTACGCGCCGGCGGCATCTACGGCAACACCGCCACGCCCACCCTGATCGTCACGCCCCGGTGGGGCTCGTCGCCAACGGTGGCCACCAACATCACGCTGGGCGCCTCGCCCACGTGGACGACGATCACCGGCACCACCGCCCTGCCGTACTACATCCATTTCACGTTCGCGATCCGCACGGCGCCGCCTGGCGCCACCCTGGGCACCGGGTACGGCACCGGCATGGCTTCGTTCGGGCAGCCCGTCACCAACACCCAATTCGTGGCCGACCTTTACATCGGCGCCACAGCTGCCACGATCGACACGTCGGGGCAGGGTGCCGCCGGCTGCGGGATCACAATGAACTTCACGTGGTCGGCGTCGAGCGCGTCCAACACCAGCACGTGCCAGTGGTGGCTGCTGCGGAGCCTGAACTAGCCCGCAGTGTTCCCGCTCACGCCCGTCATCGACAATTGCACGCGGGCGGACGAGAACCCGCTAACCAACGGCGGGCTGTGGTCGGCGAAGTTCATTTCCACCGACTTCAACCTCAAGATCCTCACCAACCAAATGGTGGGCGCCGGCGCGTCCGACTCCTCGAACGTCACCGCTGCCGACTACGGCCCCGACTGCGAGCTGTGGACGGTGGGCACCGGCGGCACCGACTTCGGCACCAACATCCTGCTGCGCATCAACAGCCCGGGCGTGGCCGGTGT